AATGTTTGCTCATCACTCTCCAGTGATCGAGCCTCCCGTGCATTTATTTCAGTGGCCTCATAAGCAGGAAAATTCACTGCCGAGACTTCACGAACCCGCGCTATTTTTTTGATACGTCGTGTTGGAACCGACGCATCCAAGTCTTCCCACGCATCTTCTTTAACCGTAAACAGGAACGACATGCCGGTAATATCACCACGTTTGACGGCCGAATACAGGGCTCGTGCGTCTGCATTATTCTCGACGTCCAAGGTGGGTTCAACGTTTAATCCGCGTTCATCGATCTTTAATAGCATCGTACTGTTACCATTGTTTCTTCGACTCCGTGCTAACGGAATCTTGGTCAGATCATGATTGACGAAGAAGAGGACATCCGTGAGATCGGATTCATCAAAGGCACCGCGTTCGATCACTTCATAGAAGAGATTTCCAATATTGGTCCGGCTTTCATAGACCGCCGCCAATCCGATCAGTTTGTTTCCTTCCGTTTTAAATTCGGAGGTGTAAGCGCGGCAGATTAGATTAGGAACTGGGTTCATTAACTGGTTTTACCTCCGAAGTGTTTTTCGTTTTGTTCATTTGATACTGATTCGCAATATTCACATCGACATAGTTCAAGGACATCAAGCGGACATTGCCTCCTTCATAGGGTGGATACCCAAACAAGGCAAGTAGATCATTATTCGTCAGTGCACCACGATTTCCTAAGAGATCGCCGACCGCCACGCGTTTATCCAACGCCATGTAAAGTAGGTTATTCGCATAGAAGACAATCTTGTTGCCGAACTGTAATTCTCGTTGGGTGAATAAGCTTTTCGTAAAGACTTGATTCAGCGAATTAACCAGAGGCTCAAGTGTTTTCTCATAGAAACTTTGATACTGCTCGGGTGTGAAATCACCGCTCAAGACGGGTAAGGATACGCCATAGTGACGTAAGATCTTCGAATCAATGAAGGCAAGTGTTTCTGCATCCACCATTTTTGGATCTGGCTTGATTTGGATATATTCGGACTTGAGATCGGCTCCGATGATCCCGTTTTTATTCTCGGAAAGCATCTTTTCGAATCGGAGGATCTCGGCTTTCATGTTGTCTTCATCCAGAATCGTGTTATATTTCATAACCCCATAGATCTGCATCGAACTATTGACCGATTTCTCGATCGATTGAAGCAGCTTATGATTGATATCAACCGTCTGCAGGATGGCTTGGGTATCCGGCTGGCCATTCTGATTGCCTCCCATAAATGGATTTACTGAATACCGATAGCGCCAATGAATAAGATCGCTGTATTTTACGACGAGTTTCTCACTGGAATTGAATCGGAAATCAACATATAACTCGTTCTTGCCATCGATAATGAAACTGATTTCCGTTGGATCCAAAGGATAGAGGGCACGATAGGTACGGGCTTTCCCTTCCGCTGTATTCCACTCGTCATACACTGGAAGAATGAAAACGTTGTAATTCAGAAAGAGTTGCCAGGTGATCTTTTCGAGGAAATCCTTGGTGGTACTCCACTCATTGGGTCCGTATTCCAACAGTTGACTGATGGAATCATAGACCGGTATCTGAAGATCATTTTGATCGTAACGGATATGTTTCGGCGTCAATTTACTGATTTCTTGGGCGATACACGCAATGGCTTGTTGAACAACATCACTTGCAAAGACATTCTGACCAAATTGCGCATAGATGGGGACATTTCCATTGACCATAGCGAGTTGACTATTCCCACTGGTGGGTTTATTGAATCGTTGTAGAACTGAATCAAACCATCCCATGTTTTGGATCACCTCACCTTGTCATTTCTAGAAATTCTGTGCGATAGCGTTGCCACATAGCATAGAGGATAATCATAGTCGCCGCTCCATCAATACGACGGTTGCGCATATCATTCACTTTGACTGGCATCACCAAGCCAAGGTTATCAATCTTGATGGCGGTATTTCCTAGACACCAGCGATCAATTTCGTTGTTGTTATAGTTGACCAATTTTGATTTTAGATCGGCTTCAAGTAATTTCATCGGATTCGAGAGTGTGAAACGGTTTTGATCCACGCGCTCAGTCTCTAAACCATAGTTATCCATCGACGTTAACCACGTTTTCGCAAAGCGGTTATCATACCCAGTCTTATACGTTCGGATTTTATATTGTTTATAAAGATCCACAAACCATTTCGCAACCCGTGCCAGATCCACTTCGTTGCCTTCGGTAATTTCGATCAGTCCTTTACGGGCCCATTCAAGATAATCTTTCTTGTCTTCGATAAAGCCTTTGGTAACTTTACTCTCGGGAATGAAGTACCGGGTATGGATATACTTGGTGGGATCCCCTTTTTTCATGAGGAGGATCTTCGCACAGGTGAGATCAGTCGTCTCGGATAAATCGACAGCTCCCAGTGCCAAACATCCAATAAAGTTTTCGAGCTGGAACGTACTTGTATTGACGTAATCTTGTTCCATCAGCCAGGCTTCCGCATTGTTTTGTTTAATGTTGAAGTCTTTCGCTAAGACGTACATTCGATCGCCTTTATCCATCTTGGCTTTATTGATCTGATCCCGGAGGTAATCGATTTTCTTAATCAGTCCTAAGGAAGGATTCGACTTGACCCAGGTCCGTTCATCTTGCCAGATTTCGGCTTCACTGTCTTGCGTATACAGCCAGGCGAGTAAGGTATCATCTTCATGTTCTCCGGCCATGACACGTCGCGCATATTGCAGTTCTTTATCTAAGTACCCATCATTGATGAATCCTTCGGTGGTGATGTTGATGAAGAGTGGTTCTTCTTTGGTGGATTGCGATTGTTCGATTGGTTTCGCAATCGAGTTATCTTTCATCTCATGCGATTCATCCAGGATCCCAAACTCGATGTTGTAGCCTTCTTTGTTGTGAGTTTTCTCAGAGAGTTTGAAGACTTTGCTTTTGTTCTTTTTATTGAGGATCCAGCGCAAGTTCTTATGCGTTCGTTTATCGTTAGGATCAAACATTTCCCGCATCGCACCGATCTCCAAGAAGATGATTGAAGCTTGCGCATCGTCATTGGAGGAACAGACAATATCCGATCCACCACTTCCCATCATGAGCTCTGTGAATGCCAAAGCCGCAGTCAGGGTTGATTTCCCGTTCTTGCGGCTGATGAGGAGAATGACTCGTTTGAAGCGTCGTTTGTTGGTCGAAACACGAATGAAGGAATAGATGACTTCGATGAAGGCTTTCTCCCAGAGTTCTAGGTTGAAGGGCTTGCCATGAAATGGGGATTTAGTGTGCTTACAGAAACGTTCAATGAAGGCAATACGCTTCTTCGCTCGCTGAGGTTCGTATCGATAACGTGGATCCTGCGTTTCTTGAATCAGTTTCTCGAGGACAGTAAGTAGTTCTTGACCAACAAGCAGATCGCCTTGCTGAATCGCTTGAACATATTCTTCAAGATACGTCATTCAGGCTCATCAGTTTCATTGAGGAATGTATCGAAAGCGTCGTCCTCTTCAAGGATATTCTTCGTAAGAACGGCGCTTAACGTCTTGATCACCACCGAGTACGCTTGCAGATTTTTTAGATATTGTTTACCGGCTTCTGTCGGTTTTTGTAGATTTGGATTGGTGGGATGGACTTTAATCATCCCAGTTGTTTGAATCAACGCTCGCAAATTGTCATTTTGATCCGCTAGGAAGGCAGCTTCTTGAATCAGTTTCTCGACAAGTTTTTGTTTATCCGGATCTACCTTTTCAAAGATTGCTTTTAGTTTTTCGAGCTCTGTTTGGGGAGGTAATTCTTCGATCAAGTTGAGCCCTTCTTTCTGGAGTTTCTTAATATTGATTCAGTTTCTCGACTTTTCCCAAAACCTGGGAGGAAATCTCAAAATTTGGGCTTGCGTGCTTCCGACGTCCCTTGTCCAGTTCCCAGTTGATTGCTCCTACATTTCGACCGGGGGGGAGTCCGGCCGAAATGCAAGGAACCAATCGTGGATATATTTCTGCCATTCCTTTTGGAACGGCAGTTTATCCGTATCATTAAATAATCTAGACAGACATTCATCTTTAGTCGCTTCGACATAGATCAACTCCGCACCCAGTACTGATGCCAGTCGTTGTCGCTCTGTCTGTAATGGATAACCACCGATGATCCAGGCTTGCGACCATTTACCTGTGCGTGTTTTGATTTGATCGATGAGACTATCTCTGAGTTGGAAGACATTGCTTGCCAGCTCTGTTGGCTTATCATAGGCAGGTAAGAGTGTGATTGCTTGGTAGAGTTCATCGAGATCTAAGACGATGTCCTTGTGTCCCTTACTGGCTCTTACATAGCTAGTCTTTCCTGACAGTGGTGCTCCATAGACGATATAGACACGCTGCATCATTGCTTGACCGAATCGTTCATGGATCGCGTTATGACAGCGATGATGTATTAGCAGCACGTTCTTTGGATTCAGGCTGATGTTTGCATCGTTTACATTCTGAGGTGTAAGTTCTTTGATATGGTGCCCGATACAGTCGATGTCTCGTAAGATTAGTTCATGGCAGTGTTCACATTCCAGCCCTTTGGCCGGACTGCTGCGTTGGATCATGAGCTGCTTTCGAAGATTGATCCATTCAGGACTTTTATAGAAGTCAGATAGGACTTGGTACTTAGCCATTACCAGTCCCCTTGTTTAGCCAGGCGTTCTCTTAGTTCAAGTTCTTGTTTCTTGAGTTGCAGCATCTGAGGATTATCGGAGTAGTGTTCCGGATCTTTATTCTTCAGAAGTCCGAACAATGCTCCAGTATCTGGAGGTTGATGTTTCTTCGTGATCTCGGTATAAGTCACCGATTGACCGCTTTCTGTCTTGGTATAGACTTTCTTTTCTTCATAGTCATATCCCAACGCCTTTTTAATCAGAGCATTTTCGAGTTCGGTGATCAGGGTTTCCTTCCCCTTTTTAAGGGACTTCACTAACTCCGGATAGGATTTCTTATAAACCTCTAATGTTGTGACTGAAATACCGAGATTTTTGGCGATCTGATCTTCACGAAGTCCATCGCGAGCCCACTTCTCAATCAGGTGCAGTTTGGCTTGAACAGACTCCCATTTACTTTTAGCCAAAGAACCACCTCTTTACATGAAGACGGTACCATACAAAAAAACTCCGGTAAGTACCGAAGTGTTGAAAGAAAGCTTCACAATCAGAAATAAGTTGATCCTGAAAAGTACCATTTCGGAATGGGATTCCTCATATTGTCATACCATTCAAGCACTTCTTTTGCCTGATTCAACATTATATCAATTTCGCTTTGGCCAAAAGGAATTGCCCAACAAATTGAAGAAAGTGTATTGCTCGCAATGTAAAGAGCAAGCAACTTCCAGAAGTCCATAGGTACATTGCTGTTAAAGTAACCGTTTACAATACCTGAAGCAAATATCGGAGAGCTTTGAGCACACCATACGATGCGATTGAATTCTTCCCACGGATCGCCATAATCGTTGCGGTTAAAATCTATTATGTTGAGCTGACCATTACGGTCAATCATCATATTGCCGATATGATAATCACCATGCTGATACATTTGCGGACGATTCTTCAGTAAGTGTCTATTCACATTTATGTATTCAATAAAGGCATCGCCACCATCATATTTAATCGGGCAATCAACATAACCTTTTATATTGCGGTCAATTTTTTTGTTAAAGAGAATTTCCCAATCCTGCTGATCGGCAGGAGCAGGAATGGAATGTATTAACTTTAGTACCCGACCTGCTTCAAGACCATACACATAAGCTTCTGAATCAGAAAGGGTTGAGATGATTTCCTCCGCATCTTTACCATCTATCCAGCTTTGAATAGAATAGACTCCTTCTTCACAGGTGCCGAATTCAATCGGCTTACACATTGAGACACCCAAAGACGCCACTTGTTGCATCATCTTGAACTCTGATTCTTTTGTGCTGAACTGATCGAGTAATGAAATACGCAACAGATACCGTGTACCATTTTCGTCGGTGACACAGTATTTTTTGTCTTTTGACCAGCCTTTATTTATCGGTTCTTTACTTGTGAATCTGAATTCGGGCATTCTTTTTCTCCTTGATAAACTCGATAGTTAAAAAAGCGCCTTCGAAATTTATGTAATCATCATATAATATATTCATCTAAGTTCATATTTTTTTCCACTTTATTGTCCAATTTCTTACGTAATATAACCCTAAGAAAATATTACGTGCCGGAAACTGTCGTTATAGCCTTTAAATAAAGGGTTTAGAGCACGAAAAAAGGGATCGATACTTTTTGAGAAAATCGACCCCTCTTTTTTGACTATTTTTGACAAAAAAAAGAAGAACCCTTAGGAGTTTCACCTAATCGCTATGATACACATTGGGGGAGTTCATAGCAGGTTCTAGGAACTATTATAACTTATTTTTTAACTTGTGGCTGATTCAAAATTTACTTGAATTGCTTTTTCATCGCTTAGAGCTTCCCAGCGTTCAATGATCACATCCACATATCTAGGATCCAGTTCCATGCAGTAACAGGTCCGATCTAATTGATCCGCCGCAATCAGTGTAGAACCGCTTCCTCCGAAAGGTTCATAGACCAGCTGATCTCGTAAGCTGCTGTTCTTAATCAAGCGGCCAATCAACGCTATTGGCTTCATGGTAGGATGTAGGTCGCTCTTTACCGGTTTGTTTTCATAAAGAATCGTTGTTTGAGTTTGTTCTAGGAATTTAGCGAGGAGTTCAACGAGCTCTTCTTTTTTTAGTTTCTCGATGTTCTGCGTTTCATCAAAGATGGTCGACTGGGTTCGGTCATCCACGAAGAAGTGGCCGGTTCCCTCTTTCCACCCATACAGAATTGGTTCATGACGCCAATGGTAATCATGACGACTTAGGTTGAAGGAGTTCTTCACCCAGATTAGGTTCTCCGAGAACTTGAATCCAGCGTTGAGGAAAGCCGATTGAAAGCTGATCCGTTCCACATCGCTGTGGAAGACATAAACGACTCCTCCCGGTTTAATGTGCTCGTAAGCTAAGGTATACATGGCAAGCAGGAAATCATAGAACTTGTCGCTATCCATGTGGTCGTTCATGATCTCATTATTCTTTCGATTCTCATTCTTGAAATTCTTATGGTAGTCAATCTTGTTTTCGTAGTTCACATTGTAGGGAGGATCGGTCACAATTAGATCTGCTTGCTTGCCATGCATCAGGAAGAAGACATCATTCGGGTCCGTAGAATCGCCACACATGAGCCGATGTTTCCCAAGGGTGTAGATATCTCCTCGCTTGGCTTTCGGCTCTTCAATCGCTTCGTAAGCAGCCTCAACATCGAAATCATCATCCTCAGCGGTTGTCGTATCCATCTTGGCTAAGAGTTCTTTAAACTCTTCATCATCGAATCCAGTAACTCCAAGATCAATCTGATTCTCAAGTTCCAGTAAGAGATCCTTCAACTTGTCCATCTGCCATTCACCACTGATTTTGTTGAGAGCGATGTTCAACGCTTTCTCTTGGGTCTTGTCGACGTCGACGAGTACAACATCCACTTCTTCGTAACCTAAATCTTTTAGAACAGTGGCTCGTTGGTGGCCACCAATAATCGTATGATCCGAATTAACGATAATAGGATCCACATAGCCAAACTCTAGAATACTTCGTTTGATTTTCTCATATTCCGCATCTCCGGACTTTAACTCCTTCCGGGGATTATAATTCGCATACATCAATTCACTTAACTTTAGGGTTTGAAATTGCATTCTTCCTCTTTCTAGAACGGTTTGATTAACCGCTGGTAAGCAGCCTGCAGCGTCATCTCATTCACTAATCGATTCCGCCACACATAGTACGTCGTCTTCTCAACATTCAACCTCTCGAAGATTTGCTGTTCAGGAAGTTTCAGTTCGTATTTGAGATGAAGAAGATTTCCCATTTCGGTGCCTTCGTATTTAGCGAAGATCCGCTCAACGATGGATGACCATTGTTGGTTCTCTGGATCTTTGCTTAATTGGAGTTCCTTTCGGTTGTACAGACACGATTCCACATCCATGCGATATTTATTCATGATTTTGATTCCTTTCTCGTAAACGCATATTCATTTTTTGATTCCGATTGAGTTCTAAGACATAAGTCCCTGCTCGTTGGAAGATCCGGGAACCGATGGCTTCATCGATTCCCATGATCTCTCTTAATAACTTTTCTGAACTGAGTATCGTAATAAGATTCGGATTGTTGTAACGGGCATTCAAGATCTCGAAGGCAATATTGATATCGGACATCGTCGGTGGTTTCCCTCGTTCGGATTTGAAGAGGTCATCGATGTACAAGACTTTCGTCTTCTTGAAAGCATCGATCGTTTTAGCGTAGGCATCCCCTTCCATCACATTCGCTTTGAGCTTCATGATCTCATCTCGCCACAGCAGATACAGCGCTTCATGGTCTTGTTGCATCAACTCATTCACGATCGCCGTACAGATATGGGTTTTCCCGGCTCCGACTTGGCCACCGATGAAGAACCAATGCGGCACTTTGTCTTGGACAAACATGAGGGCTTTTTCTTTGATGTAGAGTTGCCAAGATTCATTCGCGATGAATTTCTCAAAGGTATACTCCTGAATGAGTTTCTTGAGTCCACTCTTCTCGATAAGTTTCTTACTCTTTCGAGCTTTAAAACATTCGCATTCTTTCAGAGCGGTATACCCATTTTCGAGAATCATGATGTAGCCTTTGTTTTTACAGAGTTGGCAATCATTTCCTTGAAGGGTTCCGGGTTCATCGTTATAGCGTTGTACTTGATCTTCTACATTAAGTTGAGAATTAATTAAGGGATCGATTTTCAAGAAGTTCGCTATCGGATTCATTTATTTCTCCACGAGTTTCTTCACTTTTTTCACTCTTTTCGTTTTCTCGCGCGCACGTTGTTACTACTCTCTGTTTTATCTTTTCTTTATCTTTTCTTTTATCTTTTTCTAATTCTAAATCTAATTCTAATTCTGTATCATGACATGTATGACATTTCATTGACATGTCACTGACAAGAGCCGCTTGTCGTTCGCGTTGCCGACGCTTTGCTTCACGATTGTTTTCGCGTATGACATCCAATTTTGCGAGACTTTGGTATTTCTCCCAATTGAGTATCATAATGAATCCTTCCTTCACTCGAATCATTCTCATCTCTTCAAAAAGTTGAACGGCTTCCGTTACCACTTTCTCTGGCTTCAACAAGACAGCAGCTAACGTTTTCATTGTATGGGGGCGATCTTGATTAAAATAGACAAGTCCTTGATTATTGATCTTCCCCGCTAAAACCATAAGGTTGATCCAAATTCTGAAATAGGTATCCCCTTTAGGGAGGGTATCCAGATTTCGTATCTTGGGATTATCGAACAAATCGACACAGAGTTTGATCCATTGCAAGTCGTTCATGAGTTAGTCCATCTTACTGATATTCTGGTAGAATTCCCAATTCTTGATGCTTAATTCTTCTTCAACTAAAATCATCTGGAACTCTTCAAAAAGTCGCAATGCCTTTTCAATAAATTCATCGGAGCGACCTACTTCAACCGCTAACTCATGTATACTATACGGGTGATTCAATGTAACATAGATCTTTCCATCATCTTGCGTTTTTTCCGCAATGCAGAGAAGCTGGATCCAGAACAGTACCAGTGCGTCTCCTTCCGGAAGATTACGAAGCTGTTTAATTTTACGGTGGTTGAATAGTTCGGCATCCAGTTGTACAAAATCATAAAAGTTCATTTAGTTTTCCCCTTTTCTCGCTACTTGTTGCGAGGTCTCATATTCTCTAACTTCTTTCTCTTTTCGTCCAAGGTGGATCGAGTATAAATCCGGGTTGTCTCTAGCGAACGATGACCCAATATATCTGCCAGGTCCAGGACGTTGTTGTATTGCTCCATAAACTCTTTGGCGAACAGATGTCGGAAACTATGCGGGTGGACTTTGTCCAGGGACACTTTTGCCTCTCCAGCTGTCTTCTTCATCTGTCGCCAAATCGTTGGGATGCTCAATGTAAAGATCTTTCCTTCACGGATGTGTTGATCTCGACAGTATTTTCGTAGTTCACGGGCGAGTTCCTGGGTCAGGAGTATCTCGCGTTCTTTGCCTTTATTAAATACTTTGAAATGATATTTTTGGATATTCTCAACGGTGAAATACTCTAACTCGCTGATGCGTATCCCAGTGATGCTTAGGATCTTCATAATCAAGTAGATGTCTTCTCGATTTCGCTTCTTGGCGTACCGGAGTAGTCGCTTGGCATCCGAACTGCTGACAACGTCCGAAATACTGGACTTTTGTTGTGTCTTAATTTCTTTGACCGACAGTCCGGGGCCGATAGCCCACCGATGGAAATGATTGAGAATGACGAGATACGTATTGATACTGCTGGTCTTATACTTACCGAAACAGAGTCGCTCCTTGTAAGTTAAAACATGTTCTTTAGTGATCTCTTCTTCTTCCGGAATAAAGTCGACAAATTTCTGGACATCACATAAATATTTCCTGATCGTATTCGGGCTTTTCTCAGAGAGTCTAAGATCTTTCGCAAACTGAGGCAATTTTAGAATGTAATCACTTTTCTTCATCCAGGATCCCTTCAAGTCGACCTAACATCCGAAGCAGCTTCAGATCCTCCACATACTGTTTCATCGGAAGCATGGTATTGAAGTACTGAGTTTTGAAATGGCGAGCCTGAGCTTTCGCATAACTCTCGATCTCGGTTCGGTTTGCATAGTCGATCCGGATATAGATCCCCTTTCCTTTTTCCGAAGGGATAAAGAGAACGCCTTCTCTTCGAAGTTGGCTTAAGATCGAACGAATATTTCGTTCATTCGGGTAGTCAGCTGTACTAACAAGTGTTTTTTGCTTGATTTCATTTTTCAGGAGACAGGTGTCCAAATTTCTACCCCTTCGTCTCTCATTTCTTCAATCACCTCGAGACTCTCTTTATATTGCTTCATCGTAAAGTTATAATTAATTCCAAGCACCTTGAAGACTAATTGACTGGGGACTTTATTTGGACGCAAGTCCAGGGGATCCTTTTCCAAGAGCTTACATTGGTCAAATACTTTTTGAACCGATTGCCAATTCCCGCCGCCCATTAATTCGCGAATATCACTCTTTGTCGCATAAGGCTTAAACAAAATCTTCACTTTCTTACCTCCTTTCACTCATCTTGAAAATGCACCACATTTCGTGTTGTCAATCCTCATAGAAAAGAGAATCCACACTTACTCCGTAATACCTCGCTAATTTCTGCTTTGCTGTGTCCTCTGCCAATCGGTAGCCGCGTTCATACGATTCCAACGATTTACAGGTCAGTTTAGTAAAATAAGCCACTTCTTCTCGGGTTTTATCCCCTCTCAATGCCAACAAGCGCTGTCCAATCTTACCACGATCCATGCTTCTCGCTCCTTCTTCCCTCTTTGGGGGTTGGACCGAACTCTTTCGGTCCGTAAGAATATTCTAGAAGACTTCACAGAGATTGTCAACGCATTTTGAATTATTTACGTTGCGTTCCCACGCTGCGTGTGTTATACTAAGGGTGAGAGGTGAACCTATGGCACTATTTAATGAACGCTTACGACAATTACGAAAAGCATCCAAAATGACACAACGAGAATTAGCCGAAGATATCGGTTTAGCAGAGAGTACCGTCAGTATGTATGAACAAGGATACCGTCAACCAGACTTCGAAATCCTCGAGCGGATCGCAGTCTACTTCAACGTCGATATCAACTTTATCTTGGGAAGAATCGATACAGCCGAGTTTACACCGGTCAGCCGGATCGTTCGAACGAAGAAAGTTCCGTTGTATGGAAAGATCCCCGCCGGAACTCCCTTTGAAGCCGTTGAGAATGATCTGGGAGAATTTGATGTACCGCCTTGGTTAGCCAAGAAAGACAATCTGTTTGGCTTGATTGTTGCGGGTGACAGTATGAGTCGGATTGTCCCGGATGGCTATATCGCGGTTCTTCAAAAAACGACGTACCTAGACAATGGACAGATCGGTGCGATCTTGGTGAATGGATCGGATGCGACGCTGAAGAAGTTTTTCCGGTTGACCGATTATGTGGTCCTGGAACCGCTGAGTTATAATCCTGAACACAAACCGTTGATGATTAGCAAGGATGAACCGGAAGTGCAGATCTTAGGAAAGTTAGTGTGGGCGTGTGCAGCTCATGAACTTAAATAGAAAAGGAAAATCCTCATGAAAATTGGAATAAGAACTCCGAGTTTGAAACGAAGCTTCAAAGCTCGAACCACTGGTAAATTAACACGAACCATAAAAGCAGCCGTAAGCCCCCTCTATGGGAAGCCGGGTGTTGGACTACTCTCCAATCCGAAACGTGCCGTGAATAATAAGATCTACAAGAAAACATCCTTTAGTTTCTTTGGACTCTTCAAGAAAAAATAAAAAACACCCCAGCGGTCACTGGAGTGCGGTACAACCAAGCTGAAAGGGCTTTTGTTGTACTTTCATTGTAACAAAAAAATGGAGGAATGAAAACATATGGCAGCGTATAAAGATCCGAAAACAAAGAAATGGTTTGTCAGTGCTGCTTATCGAGATATCACAGGGAAGGCCGTCGTTCATACCAAGCGCGGTTTTGATTCTAAACGCGAGGCGCTCAACCATGAGACTGATTTTAGAAAGAGTTTGAATCCACACGCGAGTCAATCAATCACGTATCTGGAGTTGATGGAGAAGTTTCTCGAGAACAAGAAAGGAACCGCCAACGCTGATTCCATTCATGAGTACAGACATGTGGCTGATTTATTCTTCACTTCTCTCTATCCAAAGAAACACACTTCGGTTAAGTCGCGAGACTATATCACCATTCGATCGGCGATTCTGGATTCTACGTATTCGAAGAGTTACAAAAACAAAGCTATTACATTACTAAAGTCAATTTCTCGCTTTGGGTATAATTTCTATGATTTTAAAGATCAAGCGAAGATGTTGGCCAAGTTATCGACGAACAGTGACGATAAGAAAGACATGCAAGTTTGGACTCCTGCACAGTTTGATCTCTTTATTGCTCATGTCGACAGTTATATATATAAAGCCTATTTCACCCTTCTCTTCCGGACTGGGCTTCGACGCAGTGAAGGTAAAGCTCTTCTGAAGACAGATCTGAAAAAAGGCATTCTGAATATTGATAAAAGCATACGATCGAATACCGGTGGTTTCAGACCGCTTAAAAACGTTGCCAGCAGGCGTAAGATCAAACTCGATGATCATATGGTTGAAATGCTAAAGCCGCTCCTGGATCAACCGGGTCGCTTCCTATTCGGAAATGAGGAGCCGGTCGGGATAAGTTCCATTCAACGTCAATTTGTTGAAGGAATCTCTCGATGCAATCTTTTCTTGAAATCTAATAATCAACCGTTGATCCCCGTGATCCGGGTTCACGATCTTCGTCATAGTCATGCATCTAATCTAATTAGTATGGGTGCCAATATCGTCGCCGTCTCAAAACGACTAGGTCACTCTGATGTGAATATGACATTGAAAGTCTACACCCATTTGATGAAAGAGTCAGAGGACAAGCTTATGTCCATCCTCGATACTTTCTGAATAACAAAGCCCTAATTGGGCTTTTTCTTTTATGGAGCAGGTTTATTTCGACTTGAAAATATGAATATTTTTATGATTTGTATAGTCAATGTATAGTCAGAGCGAAAAAAAAGCCCTTAAACAGGGCGTTAAATGCACTTGGAGCAGGTGAGGGGATTTAATAGTATTTGTTATACGCTTTATTAACCCCTCTAAAACACCCGAAATCCTTTATTTTCCTTCCATTCAATTCAGTTCATTAACGAATTGTATAGTCAATTGTATAGTCAGAGAACAATTTTTAATCAGTGAATAATTAGAATTTTCGAGCGAATGATGGGATTGTATTTTCCTTATTTACACCTATTATTCATTCAAAACTCTCTAATTTGATTCAAATACTTCCAGATAATGAGGATCCTTTAAGTATTGTTTAGTTAACTCATACAATTTCTTCATTTTATGTTTCCTTGATAGTATCTTCTAAACGAGAGTCATGGTCTGATAGTATGGTTAGTCCCAAAGAATTTCTACTTTTCAACATACTATATTCCAATATATTTTTATAAGCTTCTACTAACAAGATCTTGTTCCAATTTAGATATTACATCTTTAATTAACTTAGGCCCCTTAGCAATTTTGCTAGTTCCACCTAATTCGAAATAGATTTCGTGAATTACTTTTGATGAAAATTTAATCAAATCGTCGTTTATCAAGTTTATGTCGATTCCAGCTAAATCATTTGATTCAATTACTGTCTTCCCAACCAGCTTAGCTGTTACATAAAAGACAACATAGAATAGAATATCTCCCCTGACAACATTTGTATATTCGACAGTACTCTTTAAAAAAGTATTTACTTTTCTTCCG